GGCGGCGGGCCGATTAGTCGATATTGGCCGAAGCCAGGGCGGCAGAATGAGGGCAGACGCGGCGGCCGGCAAACTGCGCGGCGCGCAGGGCGTCGCGGCAGGCGGTCACCTGGGCGCGGGCGGCGTCATAGCGGGCTTCGATTTCCGCGCCAGTGGCGGCGCCATCTTCAGGCGTCCACGAATCCATCAAGCGGTCTGCGTCGGCGAACGCGGCTTCGGCGGCTTGCAGATTCAGAGTCAGGGCGGCGATTTGCTTTTTCTTGGTCATCGGTAAGGCTCCGGGCTTGGCCTGGGCGGGATCGCCTGGCCGTGCGTCGCATTCTACGCGTTTCGCTAATTAGCGCAATAGCTAATTATAGAGCCACCCAGGTAAGCCGCCGGCGGATGGCAGAGCACCGCCCGGCCAGCGCCGGCAACGGGCAAGCCTGGCCAGCCATCCAGAAAGCCGCCCAGGAACGCCACCAGCGTGCGCCGGCCTTCCTGGCGGCGCTGCTATGGCCTTTCGCTTATCTCGCTCCAGGCGCGTGCGCAGGCGTTCAGGATCAGCGAAAGAGGCAAGGCCCACCCCCTGACCTGTTCGCTAGCGACGCGTAGCGGCGCGGCCGAAGGCCAGGCGCGTGAAGGCGCGAAACGCCGTTGCACGGCGTTGCAGGCACGGCGCGGACTTCCTCGGCGTGCAGCAACTGGAACGGGCCTCGCTCTTTCGTCGCGCAGCGCCGAAGGCGCGAATCAGCGCGCGGCATCATTGCTAGGGTGTTCGGGCATGCGCCGATGGCATGTGGCTTGCGATCTTAAAGGCTCTGCTTTAAAGCCCTTCGGTACCACTCGACCTAAAAGTTTGCATTATTCAAAAAGCCCGCCTCGGGCGGGCGGCGGGCGGTGCCATTTTTTGGCCATCCCGGGCACGGGAACGGGTGGCGGATGGGGGAATTTGCACGCGGGAAGGGGTCAGAAAGCGGCCAGGCGGCGCGCAGGCGTGCGAAGGCACCGCCAGGGGCGGTTATGTGGATGGCGGGGCTATATGAGGTCGGGGAAGCGCTGGCCGAAGAGTGCGATTTGCTTGCGCCTTGGTTGCGCTTGCACGTCAGGTTCGGCAGCGAAACTAGCCCAGGCGGCGGCGCGGGCTCGCTCGCGATCCTGGCGCAGTTGCTCGGTCTGCTCGGCTTCCTGCTTGGCGCGGGCCTGGGTGGCCTTCAGGTGGCTGCGCTTGCGCGCGGACTGCTCGACCATGGCTTGCAGGCGGTCGCGGCTCTTCTGCATGCCCAGGGCGGCCAGCACTTTGTCGCGCTTGGCCTTCTTGCGGGTGCGCTCTTCGGCCAGTTGATGGCCTAGCCCCAGGTCGATAAAGAAGCGCGGGCGAATGTGGATCGTCACGCGACTGACCCAATGCTTGCCGTGCTTGAAAATCCGGCGCACGCGGCGGCGTAGGTAGCCGGCGGACTCCAGGGCCGTCAGGGTGCGCGATACGCAGCATTCCGACAGGCCGGTGTCTTCGGCGAGGCCCCGCTGGCGGTTCAATCTGAAGGCGCCGGTCTGGCTGTCCAGCCAGCCCAGGGCCAGGGTGGCCAGGTCGAGGCGGGCCAGTAGCGGCTCGGCCATCTTGGCCAGGGCATCCCAGCGCTGCCGCTTGGTGCGCACGCCAGAAATATGGATGGTGTCGAGCCGGCGCAGCCAGCGGCAGGCGCGGTCTTGCGCTTCCTCGGCGATACGCTCGGCCGCCAGGCCCAGCAGGGTGCCGCGCTGCGCGTCGGTCAGCGCACGCGGGCGACGCTCCAGGGGCGAGCGGTCGACCAGCTTTAGCCGGGGTTTCGGGGCGTGATCGGTCAGGCCGTTGAATGCGGCAGCCGCGACGGCGCCGGCAAGGCTCAAATTGCGGGGGTTCAAAGGCGCGCCCCCAGGAATGGGGCGGCGGGGTAGCCTTTACGGCTGGCCGTGCCCTGGCTTTCCCCCGGGTACGGGTGCGGAATGTGCCCCCGCATAACGGAAGGCCGCCCAAGCGTGGGCGTTGCGTCGGTCATCAGCGTCTGTCCCTGCTAAGCATCGGGCTTGCTTAGAAGGTGACCGGCCGCTAAACTCTGACGTGTCTGGCGTCGTGTGAGCTTTGTGCTGCCGATCCCCGAAAACCCTAGGCCGGCAAGCCTGGGGTTTTCTTTTTTCTAAACCCTTGTTTTTTCTCTTTCTTCCGCCCGTTCAAACCGGGCAGGCGCCAAAATCATAGCACCGGCCCCACGGCTTGAACACTAAAACTGTTTAATTTTTTTCCCCGCCCGTATCGTCCCGCAAACTGCCCAGGCCATCGAGCACCAGGCGCAATTGGGTAACCATGCCCGGATGGGTGGCCCCGCCGTGGCCTGCCTGAATCAGCAGCCATTCGACGAACTCATAGGTTCTTTCGATGGTATCGCCCTTGCTCTCACCGATCAAAGGGTTTCCGTTTTGTGACATTGGGCCTTCCTCCTTGCTACTGCTTGACGCGGGGTCGAGCATTCTACGCCCGCGCCAAAAAACTGGACAGATAAACAGTGGTGGCAAATTGACCCTTTCGTCAGGAAGGCGTGACGCACTCGGCCGACGAATAGGCGTATTCACCGCCCACCACATGGGTGACCGACTCGACTTGCCACAGGCGGTTGGCACTGGCTCGATGGTTGCGCACGTCTAGCCGGCCCTCGGCGACAATGCCCGGGGTCAGCGGCCGAGTTATCGACATCGTCGACTTGCCGCGCTGCAACTGCTTCAGCTTGGCCGCTGCCGCTTCCTGGGCGCTCTTCTGGTCGGTGTAGGTCTTGCGGATGATGTAGCGCGGGCCGACTACGCTGGCGGCGTCGTCGACAGCCTGGCCGGCATCCTGGGCGCCCTCGCCGAAGATGGCCACCGCACCGGCGACAATCCCCGCGACGGCCGGCACCTTGCGCTGTTCGGCCTCGCTGAACCAATAGGCGACCGCCGACTGGTAGTCGTTGCGTTCTTGGATGGTGACCCGGCCGCTGCTGTTCTCCGGGTCGTCGATCACCGTCACCGCCAGCGCGTTACCCGTCACGCTCTTGGCTTCGCCCTTGGGCACCACCACCAGGCGCCCGCCGACCGGCTTGGCCACCGCGCCCAGCTCGCGCGACAGGCGCGTCAGCAGGTTCATATCAGATTCCGCGCGCTGATCAATGTGGGTGAACACATGCCCGGCCAGCGCCGGCGCAACGGCCGGAACATACCCATGCTCGGCGGCCATCTTGGCCACCAGGGCGCCCATGGTGATGCCGTCGAAGGTGGCGTCGCGCGGGGCCTTGATCCCGCCCAGCATCTTCGCCGCCTTGCCGTGGATCACTAGCGCCTGATCGTCTAGCGGCTCTTCCAGCTCGTCGACCTGATAAGCCCCCTTGAACACCAGGGCGCCAGGCTCGCCAATCCAGACCTTCAGTTCCGCGCCGGTCGGCGGCAGCCGGATCAGGTTGTCGCGGTTGTCCAGCTCGATGGCCACCGTGTCGCTATCCTCGCCGGCGGAATCCTGAAGCGTCAGCTTCAGGAAGCGCTTGCGGATGGCGGCGGTGATGTCGTTGTCGTTTGCCGTGATTCGATAGTCGGCCTTTGCCATGATCCCCCCTTAGTCCCACAGCGAAACCTGCCCAGGCGCTTCGGCGGCCGGCAGGTCGGGCAGCTCGATCAAGCGCCCTTCGGGCAGCACGGGGCCAAGCTGGCAAAGCCCCGGGTTGGCTTCTAAAACCGCCTCGGTAGCCCCGGGGCGGCCCGCGTAGTAGCGGTGACAAATGGCGTCGAGCATGTCGCCCGGTCGGGTGCGGTACTGCATCGCTAGACCTCGTCTTCGCCGTATTCGGAAATGGACAGCGACCCCTTGCGCACAAGGGGCGTGCCGTCCTGCATGAAGTGCTCGTCGGCCACGCTCAGGCTGTCGATCACCCACAGCCCCAGGTCGGCGCCGGATTGCTTCAGCACACCGCCGACAAGGGCCGTACCACCGGAAACCAGCCGCAACGGCTCGCCGGCGTCACCCATGGCGCGCAGGCGGTCGAACAGCACCACGTCGGCGCGGCTGTCCGGGTGTATGGTGATTTCCAGGGTCTTGGTCGTGCTGTCCGGGCCGTGGAACTGCTTTCCAGGCTTGCGCCCGTAGCGGTCTTTTTTCGCCCAGCGCCACGACATCGAGGTCGCCAGGCTTTGGTATTCGGCGGTTCGCACGCTGAAGCGGAAGTCGCCCAGCGCCATCATCGTTTCTGCCATGTAGCCCCCACGAAAAAGCCGCCCGGGGGCGGCTTAGCTATTTCGCTAAATTGCTAGTCGGCGTTGTCGCCCAGGCGGCCCCGCTGCCCGCGCGCGGCCTGACGGTCGCGGGCGTCCAGCTCGGCGCGAACCTTCTTCGCGACCTGCTCTTCAGACATCCCAGGGGCAGCCTGTACGGTGATCCCGCCGTACTGGTTGACCTGCTGCGGTGCAGCAGCTCGACCAGCAGGCGACGCCACACCACCAACAGCCGCCGCGCGCACGCCACCAGCGCCCACCGTGCCAGCCTCGGCGCCGGCAGCGCCGCCACCACCAGCAGGCGCAGCAGCGACCGCCGGCGAATCGCTGCCGAAGATCCCGCCGGCGAAGTTTTTGATCTTCTCGATAGGCCCCATGACCTTCTCGGCGATCCAGTCGATAGCCGCGCCACAGGCGTTTTTGATGCCATCCCACAGCGTCGAGAAGAACCCCGTCAGCGGCTCCCATGCCTGAATCACCAGGCCGAGCGGACTGAACATCAGCAGGGACTTGATAACTTCCCAGCCCATGACAAAGGTCGACTTGATGCCATCCCACAGGCCGCTAAAGAACGTCGACAGCGGCTCCCAATAGCGCACCACCAGGGCGACCACGGCAATCAGCGCCATGATGCCCAGGATGATCAGCCCGATAGGGTTGGCCATCATCGCGGCGTTTAGCGCCCACTGCGCAGCCGTCATCAGTGCCGCACCCACGGCGAAGGCCCGCGACGCGGTGCCCATCAGGAACACCCCAGCAGCGGCGCCCATGGCGCGAACGCGCGTTACCAGTAACGCCGCCTGGGCGCGCAGGTTGGTCAGCGTGAAGAACGCCAGCGACTTGCTGGCCAACAGCATCGCGTCGGACATAAAGGCGAAGGCGAAGCGGCCGCCGATGGTGGCCACCTTCAGGGCGATCAGCCCGACGATGGCATAGGCCACCACGGTCGACAGGAACGGGAAGCGCTCGGTCAGCATCGTGACGAACCCCGCCAACTGCCCCAGGCTGTCGGCGGCGAACACCATGGCCGGCGCGAACAGCTTGCCGACTGCGGCCGACAGGTTGCCCAGGCGCTGGCCGAACAAGCCAAACACAGCGACCGGCCCCTGTTGAATCGCGCGGGCCATTTCTTCCGTGGTCGTCATGCCGCCTGCCAGGCTTGCGTCCAGGCCGCCGATGCTCGCCTTGAGCGCGTCGACCTCGGGATACAGCAGCTTGATCAGCGCGACCGCCTCTTCGCTGCCGAAAGCCTTTTTCAGTTCGGCGCCCTCGACCGCGTCGATGGTGTCGCCGTATTTGCTGCGCAGCTCTTCCAGTATCTGCGGCATCGACAACAGTTGGTCGTTAGCGTCGAGGAAGTCGAGGCCCAGCTTTTCGGCCGCCGTGCTGGCCGTGGCCAGGAACTGCCGATACTTGGTCGCGGCTTCGCTGCCCGACATCGTCGCTTGCAACTGGCCGAGAATCGACAACTGCTCAGCAAAGGGCACATTCGATGATGTTGCGGCCGCGCCCAGCGCCGAAATGGCGTCGCTCATTTGCTGGCCGTCAGTCTTGAACGCCCGCACGCTGGCAGCGATCCCCGCCGAAAAGTATTCGCCGAACTTGATGTCGCGTTCCTCGGCGCTCAGCTTCTGCCAGCCGTCGACCGTCGAGGCGCCGAACGCTTCGAACTGCTTGCGGTAGATGCCATAACCCGACGCGAAAAGGCTGGTCATTTGCGCCGTGCTCGACTTCGTCGCGGCGCCCGTCAGGGCCGCGATTCGGGTGAACTCGCCGACCGCCGCGTCGCCCAGGCTGGCAATGCCCGACTTGATGTCGTAGGACGCGCGGATAAAGTCGCCCGTAGTGGTGCCCGCCCACTGATCAGAAAACGCCTTGGCCTTGGCGGTGATCGCCTCGATGCCCGCGTCGTCGATCTTCAGCGAGCGGATTTCACCCTGGGCGGCAGCCACGTCGCCATAGGCGTCGACCAGTTGCTTGATACCGAACACCGTGGCACCCACGCCCACGGCGTCGGCGGTGGCAGACATCCGCATATCGCTGTTGCGCTGCTTGATTTCGGCGACCCGCTTCTGTTGCTCGGCGACGCCGGCAAGGGCCTTTTGTTCCTTGGCCAACTGCTCGTTATAGCGCTTGGTCTGCACCTCGATTCGGCGCGTCGCCTCGCCCAGCTTGCCGGTATTGACCCCCGCTTCTTTCAGCTTCGCCCCGGTCTGTTGCAGCTCCAGGCGCTCGGCCTGCTGCTGCGCCTGCAAGCGCTTGACCTGGGCCGTCGCCTTCTCAAACTCGGCCGTCATCTTGCGCGACGGCTCGGCGGTGGCGGCCAGTTGCTGCCCCAGGGCCTTGGCCTTGGCCTGGGCGGCGGCCAGGGCGTCGCCGGTCTTGGCGCCGCGTTCCTGCAACGCCTTGAAGTGCTCGATGTCCTTGGACGTGCTGCCGAGCCTGGCCAGCTCGGTTTGGGTCGACTTGATCTTGTCGCCCATCTTCGTGGTTTCGCTGGTGACCTTCTGAATCGGGCCGGTGATTTTGTCCACCAGACCCATGATCAGGTTAAGCCGCATAGAGTTGGTCGACATTTCCCCACCCCATAAAAAAAGGGCCGGGCGGCCCCTCTCAGGACTGCCCGGCCTTACCCTGTTCGTAGCGCTCCAGGGCGATGCGGTGCCAGCGCATAAGCTCAGTGAGCGTCATGCGCTCCGTCGTCAGCGCGTCCCAGCCGGTGAAGACCAGGAAGATGTCGGCTTCCGCCTCCATCACGTCGCGCGGAACGGCGGTCACTCCATGAAAAAAGCGACCACCTCCGTTTGCACCGCCATCAGGTCTTTCGGCGACAGCACGTCGAATTCATTGGCGGTGATGTTGGAAATGCGCGGCACCAGGGTACGGTGGGCGGTGACGTTCATGCGGATCACGTCGAACATATCCAGGCCGCGCAGCTCGCCGGCGCCAGGCTCGCGGAAGGTCACTTCGGTGATTTCGGTTTCGCCGCGCTTGAGCGGGCGCTTCAGGGGGACGGGGGTAGTCATTCGCTAAATCCTTGATTCGCTAATTAGGTAATTCGTGACGCGTAACGCCGGCCCTTATTGGGCCAGCGCCTGGCGGATTTCCTTGTTACGGTCTTTGCCGTTGATGCGGAAAATGTTGTTCATCTTGTCGATGTAAATGCGTTCCTTGCCGTCGACTTCGAAGTGGAAGAACTCGACCGCGATGGCGAATTTCATGGTCGCTTCCTTCTCGGGCGCCCACTCGTTGAACTCCAGCGACTTCCAGAAGCCTTGCATTCGCACGATCACGGTCTTAATCGAGCCGTCACGGTCGACGGCGCCGCGAATGGTGAAGACTTCGTCGCGGCTCTCGCGCGAACCGACAAGGTCGGTGACCTTCTCCGGGTAGTCGGAAATGGTCACCTCGGCTTCCAGCTTTTCCAGCCGGCCCAGGTCGCGCTCGATGTCGCCGGCGACGCCGGCCATGGCCGCGTCCATGGTCTTGACCACGATCTTCGGCAGCGCGACGGTATTGCAAACGCCGGCGAACGATTCGTCCTGAAAGAACGAATTCATATCGACCAGCACACTCGGCAGCTTGGCGCCCATGGATCACCCCCTTATTCGAAAACGGCTTCGTTGTAGCTGTTGTTGACGTGCTGGCGGAACGTCATGCGCTCGGCCACGTCGTAGAAGCCCAGGTCGTAGTCCCAATAGACTTGCCCGGTGCCGATGGCGGCGATGTTCAGTTCCTTGTCGACCCAGCATTCGCCGCCGCTGATCACCTCGCGCGTCTTCAGACGGCGAATCAGCTTGTTGACGCGGTTCTTCACGCCGTCGACATAGCCCTTGGTGACGTTGCGGTCGAGCAACTCTTGGTGCGCGTACAGGATCGAATCGCCCACGATGTAGCGGATGCGTTGGTGGGGAAGCATGACCTTGTTAGCCAGGCGGTTGCCGTACAGATACCAGCCGCCTTGCTGGTTGACGATCACCGTCACGTTCTTACTGTTGTACAGATTGGCCTTGCTGGTCGTGCTGCCGATGGCGTGGTCGATCACTTCGTCGGTGCCGAGGATGCCGAAAATCTTGCGGCTCGACGGGCTGTGCCAATAGCCCTCTTCGTTGTCGACGCGCACGATATGGCCAGCCACGGTGGCCGACGCCTTGCGGGTCACGACCTGGCCGGTTTCATCGTCCAGCAGCTTGACGCCGCAATTGACGAACAGCGCTTCCTGATACAACGCGCATTCAGCGATCACCGCGGAATAGCCGGTCTGGCTGCCGTCGATGATCGGGATAGCGTTCAGCTTCTTCGCGATGGCCTCCATTTCGGCGCCGACGCCCAGCAGGTGGCTGAACTCGGGCGCGATCAGCAGGCGCGGACGCACGCCCAGCAGCGACTCGGCAGCGAGGAAGGCTTTCATGCCGGTGTACTGGCCGGTTTCGTTGTCGATGCTGCCCAGCACGTCAGCGATTTGCGCTTCCGGCGTCTCGGCGGTATCGACACGCACCACGACCACAATGGCGCCGGTCTGGCGGTAGATGTCTTTCAGCGCGTTGCGCAGGGTGCCCAGGGTGCCGGCCTTGGCGATCAGCTTGTCGCTGTTGCACAGCACCGGGGTATTGAGCGGAAACACCAGCGGGTCGGCATCGTCGGCGGTGGCCACCAGGCCGATGGTCGACGCCGCCAGGACTTCGATAGGACGGTCGAGGTTTTCGAGGAAGTATTGCTCGACCCCGTGCAGATAATCGGCTGCCATTGGCTTTTCTCTCCAGTAGAAGAAAGCCCCCGAAGGCGGGGGCTTGAAGGGTTGCGGGGCGACGGCGGGGCCGGCGCTAGATTTCCTTGGCTGGGTTGACCTTGAAGGTCATGCCCTTGGCCGGTTCCTGGCTGCCTTCGTGCTCGGGCTTGATCTTGAAGCCCAGGCGCACCACGGCGGCCGTGGTAGCGCTGCGCTCGCGCACGAAATAGAAGCCATACCAGCGCGACACGCCGCCACGGCGCACGGCGCGCACGAACTGCCAGCCGCCTTTGCCGGGCTTGTCCTCGACGATGTACTGGCCCAGGTAGTCGATGGCGCATTCGCTAACCGGACAGCTCACCCCGGGCACCAGGCGCATGTTATTGACCGGGTTGCGCACGGCGGCCCACCACCAGCGAGCAAGCCAGGACGTGACGGGTAACGGCGCAAACGGCAGGCCCAGGCGACGCAGCAAAGGCAGCAGGCCAAACAACACCAGGGCGTCGCAGTTGGCCGCCCACCACAGGCGCTTATCGCCGTCCAGGCCGTCGAAGGCATTGCCCCACAGCCAGGCCCAGCGCGGGAGGTCGTAGATGGGGCGGCCGTCACTCAGCGAGAAGCCTGGCACCGCGAACGGGATGGCCACCGCCACCAGCGGCAAGCCGACCAGCAGCAGCACCAGGCGAACCACCGCCAGCGCTGCCCATTGCACCAGGGCGAACAGAAGATCGAGGCACCAGACGGCGCCACGCTTGAACTTATCGAGCATGGGTATCCCCTTTCAGGATCATCAGAAACAAGAAAGCCCCCAGGGCGGGGGCTTTCTATGCAGCGGTGGCGAGCCAGGCCGGCGGCACCGGCCGAGCGGCAGAGTCAGGAAACGCCGCCGACTCGGGCCAGTCGCGAAGCAACTGGCGCCACGCCAACAGTTCGCCGTACTGCTCAGCCGACAACGTCGTCGGGTTCGTCATTTCTACTTCGTCGCGGTGGCGTGCGATCAGCCATTCCGTGCGGATCAGCTCACCGTCGCGCCAGGCCCGCTCGACGGCAGGATCAGGCGCGACCGCTTCCGGCAAGCCGCCATCAGCAAGCCACTTTGTGTACTCCTGCCAGTCGCGATTAAGAGGCGCCTCTTGCAAAAAAGCGCCGTCAGCCAGGCGCTGTACCGTGCCGCCATGGTTAATTCTGTACATGCTGAATCCTCATAGGCGCGCATCCGCAACAAAGTGAACAATCGGCATATACCCATCACCGGGCAAGCTCTCAACCTGAAGGTTAATCTCGCTCGCGCGACTGAAGTACACAGCCAAATTTCCAGATGGCGAACTGGAGGTCATCGTGTTACTAAACGCCATCGACCCAGCCAATCCAGTCAGCGCCGACCAGTACGAAACGGTCGGAACAGTCCGCTTTCTTGTTCTGAAATCGACAGTTATGTCTGAAACCGAAGACGCATCGCCGATGGTCGCGCCGTTCATTGTTACCGTTCCCGGAAGCGTCGCCAGGTCGTAACTCTTCTCTAAGTAACGCTCAACCGCTTGCAAAGTCGCCGATAGCCCCTCACATGCGAATCGGGTGGCCTTTGCGCCCTGCTCAAGCTGCCAGTCAGAGAACTGGAATCCCTTAGCGATCACCGCGCCACAGCTACCCGAAACCTCAACCTCTATGCCAGCCGAGCAGTCACCCATCGCGACATTTTCAAAGCGTAGCAACGTCGCCGCGCCAGAAGGCACGTTAATGGCTTCTGACGCAGCGATCAGCGTTACAGCAGAGAAATTGTCTGCTGCATTTGCCTTCCGAAGTGTCAGGGTGTAGCTAATCGAAGCACCAACGTCATGCTGCACAAGCACAGACAAAGATGCCTGCTTGTTTTTCAGCTCGCGAGCAATCGCCGACTCTATGCGATGGCGCGCATAAACCACCCCTGAACCCGTTAGCGTAACGCCAGATAAGTGCAGGCTCGTACCAAACCGCCCGATCCCTGACGTGTTGTGAGCAATGCTGCCAGCAGAAACAGCCCCACCAGCCCAGGCCGCAAACATATCGACAGCGCCGTACTGCGCCGAAGTGTTTAGAGCCTTGGCGGCAAGCTGCGCCACTCGACAACCGCCGTCGACAATCAGATTGCGGCGATAAATGGCATCAGTTAGCCCGTAGTCGTCCGTGCTCTCTGGGTTGCTTCCGCCAATAACACGCCCGCGCTTGTCGACGGTAATACTCCGGTATGTCCCCACCGCCAGGCCGGTCGGCCCCGCCGCCACCTCGAAAGCCAACACTGTCGCGCCCAGATTGATCGGGGCGTCCGTAACCAGCTGCCAGACGCTGTCGGCATTAACCGTGCCCTGCTCGACAGGAACCAGCATGCCCGGCGTGACCTCAAGCGAAGCGTCTGCATCGTTCGCGCGCGCCCAGGCGCCGGCAGCAGCGACATAGATACCATTCTGCGCGCCATTGGCCTGATTCTTGACCAGCACGCGGTCACCGGCGACCAACTGCACCCCGTCAACAGACAGCAGCCCGGACAACGCAATGGCGGCCGTAGTGGCGACGCGCACCGACTGCTTCGCGTCCAGCTTCGCCAGCTCCTGGGCGACATAGTCTTCGACGAACTTGCGGGTGGCCAGCACCTTCGACGGGTCGACCTTCAGCGTCACGCTGTCGGGACTCAGGATGTCGAAGACCAGTTCGAAGGCGATGTCCTTGATTGCCCCCGTCGAGCCGATGGGCTTGAAGCTCTCGGGCAAGTTGCCGATGAAGATGGCGTCGCCGGCCGCGTCGCGCACGATAAATTCACGCAACCACCAGCCACCCACGTCGAACGGCAGCACCGCATGCAGCTCGACCCAGGTTTCCGACTCTTCAGCGTCGGCCAGCATGTTCGGCGCCGCTTCGTAGACTTTGCGCTTCAGCGCGGTTTCCTGCCCCGTTGGCAGGTACTCGGCGCCATTGCCGTCGCCGAACTCCACCAGCGTCAGCTCAAGCGGCACTTGCAACAGCGCGGCCTGCTCCAACTTCGCACGGCCCAGCGTCGTCGGAATCGTCCGATACTCCATTACTCACCCCCCGGGTAAATCCTGATTACTTCTTGCGTGCGCCCACCGGCGCCCATTCGAATCGGGCCGCTGATCAGCATGTCTTTCGGTTGATACGGGTACACACGCACCGTCTCGCCCAGCAGGGCGCCCACGCCCAGGCGGGCCGTGGTTCGGCTTTGCAGGTTCAGCGAGAACCCCGCCAGGTGCTGCGACTTGCGCTTCGCGCCCTCTATCGCGCGCAGTAGCTCGGCGCCCAGGCGCTCGCTAACCGGCTGGTCAGTCGAATAGATGTCCACACGAAAGGTGCCGCGCGGCATTTCCGGCACGGCTTCGAACCATTCGGTGATCTTCACTTCCAGGCCGAAACCGGCGACCGCCAGGTCGACAGCGCGGCGGGTGCCCTTGATGCGGTGCAGGTCAAGCGACTGCGCGACAATCCGGCGTTTCTGCTGCTCAGGCCAAGCGGCGCGCCACTGATCCACCGACAGCGCCCAAGCCAGGAACGGCAGCACCTGGGGCGGGCACGTCCAGGGATTCCAGAGCGTTGCCGTGTCGACCTTGATGTCGCCCAGGCGATCAAGCGCAGCGTCTATGTCCCGCTCCAGCTCGGCCAGGTTCGCCGGCAAGATGCTGGTCATTCGCGCACCCCAAGCGTTAGCGTGATGCCATTGCAGACGGGCACCTGGCGTTTGCTACAACGCACGTCCTCCCAGCCCTGCAAGACCACCTCTTCCACCCCCGCCGTGGTCAGCGCGGCGTCGACCGCCGACAGCACCACCAGGCCAGCCAGGCGCCACATAAGCGCGACAAACGCTTCCGCGCGAGCTTGGGCGGCGGCGATCACCATTTCCGGGTCTAGCTCGCCGTCCGGGTAGATGGTCGCGGCGATCTGGTAATAAACCACCTCGGCCGAAACCACCGTCAGGCGGTCGCCCAGGGGGCGAAAAGGCGACAGGTGTGTCGCCACCCTGGCCAGCAGCTCGGGGCTAGCAGCGCCGTCGATAGGCCCTTCGTATGGCTCGGGGCCTTCTTCCTCGGGCGGGCCTTCCTTGCTCAGCACGGTTAGCAGGATTTCGCACGGGTTCGGGCTTTCGACCGAAACGCCAGCCACCAACGGGCTAGCGCTGCGCGCGTGGAACTTGTACGCCCCTTCCGGGCCGGCCACCGACAGACCTTCGGGCGACTCTTGCAAGCGCGCCTTATAGTCGTCGTCGCTCTCGCCCTCCAGGCGCAGCACCGGCGTGTTATCCGGGTTGCGGTAGTAGGTGACCCCCAGGTGATCCAATTGCGCGCCGTAGGCATGCGCCAGGGTCAGGGCCTTGGCCTGTTCGTTGGCGTACTGCCTGACCAGCGTTTCGCGGTACGCGGCCGCCAGCGCTACCCGGAAGGCCGGGTCGGATGGGCTGGCGTTCTCAAGCCCAGCCTTGGCGGCCACCTCGGCGACGATGGTTTCGAAGTCGGGTTGCGGCACCACGGTAAGGGGCGGCAACAGCGCAAGATTCACCCCGGTCATAGCGGTATCCCCTCAAGGTCGACAGGCGTAGAGCCGTCACCGTCCAGCAGGTAGCCAGACAGATAGATTTCGACGTGATGTTCAGCCGGGCGCTCGACGCGCATGGTCGACAGCCTGAAGTCATCCAGGCCGTTGGCCGGGTTGTTGATGGCTTCAGCCAGAAGAACAAACGCGTCCATGTAGAAGCCCGGGTCGACGTTGCGGTCGAGCATTTCGAACATGCGCGACCCGAAGTCGCGGCGCCCGACAAGCGAACCGACCGGCGTGGCGATCACGTCGCTAAGCCGCTGCCACAGATAGGGAACGCCACTGATCAGGCGGCCCGTGTTCCTGTCAGTGCCTTGTTTCATGGGTTGCCCTTACTGCTGCGGTGCGGGCGGCGGGCCGCCCGGGTGGCCGTGGCCGTTGTAAATCTCTCGGTCGGCGCTCATTGCGCGCACCGCGTCGGCGATTTCGGCATCGCCCTTGATGTCGCCCGTGACGCGTAACGCCCCGTCGATTTCCGTATTGCCGGTGATCTTCACGCCACCAGGGGCGACCACTTCGGCGCGGCCGCCGGCGGGCAGGTCGAGACGGTGCATGTGGGTCTTGCGGTTGTAGGAAGTCGAACCGCCGTCGCCGTACTGGATCAGGAACAAGTCGGGGTCGCTCGATGGCGCGGCGAAGTCTTTGTGATAGCTGCCGGGCAGTATCTCGCCCAGGGCCAAGTCGCCCTCGCTGATCACCGTCACACCCTCGCCCACCTCGGGCGCCCACCAGACAATCGCCTTGCCCGTGCGTATCGGCTTCCATTGCAGCCAGCCGGTCGTCATGCCCGGCCCGTACTCGACCCGCGCGACGTGCTTGCCGGGGTCGACCTCGACGATTTTGCCGCGCACGACCATTTGCGCGACCCGGCGTTCCAGCTCTTCCAGTCGCTGCAAGATGTCCATGCGGGGGCCTTATTCTGGCGGCGCGGGGCCGATGATCACTTCGCCCGGGACGGGGTCGTCTGGCAGTTGCCAGAGGTCGCCGAGGTGGGCTTTCTGTTTCCAGTTCACAATCCAGCTTTCGAAGCCCTTGTCGCCCGGCTTGAACATGCCCGGGAACGCCTCAAGCTCGGCGGCACGCTCGACCGCCTCACCCAAGCCGAAGCGGTTGCCGTCGAACAGGCAAAGCACCTGGGTCGCAAAATTGCGCACCTCGCGCTGTACGTTGTCGGTGGCCACGCTCAGCACGCAATGCGCCGACCAAGCCAGCTCGACCGGCGTGCGGCCGCCCGTGACGCGCCCAGCGGGGCGAATCTCGACCAGCTCCAGCAGGACGGCCGGGGTCTTGATGCCCCCCGCCTGGGCGTTGACGGGGTCGTATTCGTCCACCGTCTTCAGGCTTGCGCCGAAGCGCTCGCGCAGCGCGGCTGCGATCTGGTCATGCAACAGGCCCACGTCTTCGATGGTCTGCGTGACTTCAGCGTTTTCGCTCATGATTCACCGCGTAATTGATTTCCTGTTCGATCAGCTCGGCGAAGCGCGCCAGGGCGCGACGCTCATAGCGGCGGAACACCTCGCCGGCCAGTTCTTCCAGCTCGATGCCGACGCGCATAACCGGGAAGCGGCCCCGGTTGCTGCTGTCATTGGCGCCGCCCAGGTCAAGAAAGCGCGCATTGCCGCCGCCCTTCTGCCGACTCATGGCCGGCAGGTTCAGGCCCAGCGCCTCGGCGCGGCTCTTGCGAATCCATACCCGGGGCGTGCCGTCGTAGACGGCGCGATAGAACGCACCGTCGAAGCGGCGCCCGGCGACGCTGGTTCCGCGCTTTCCCTGCCGTGGCTGGCCGGCGTTCTCGGCCGCAAGCGGCAAGGTGCCGAACCACAGAATGGCGACCTGTTCGGCGCCCTGCCCGGCCGTGGTCATGCTCCAGCGGCTTTTTAGGCCCTTCTGCGGCACGCGTAGGGCCTGGCTGATTTCGCGCGACATACGCGTCGACAGCCAACGCATGGTCTTGCGGCGGGCACGCTCGGCGGCCTTGCTCACCTGCTCGGGCGTGGTCTGTATCTGCGCCGTAACCCGGGTGATTTCCTGGGCAAAGCTCAGTTGAAAGCTAACGCCACTTGCTGCCACCGGCCGACCCTCCCGCCTCGCCTTCCGCGTCCTGGGCCGGCGCAAGCCAGAGCGTCGACCAGCCCGCGCCGTCGGCCTGGGGCTGGGCGCAGAAGTAAACCGCGCCCCTGATCGTCAGCCGCCAATCCTTGTTGATACCCGCGACGCGGCGGTCGCCCGTGGTAAACACCGGCTGGCGGTTCTTGAACGTCAGCCCGCCGGCGCCGTTGCTGCCCTCGCGCTTGTGGTCGAAGTCGATTTCGGCATTGTCGAAGATGCCATCCACGTCGAAGCGCTCGCCGTCACCCGTCACGACTTGGGCCGTTGCGTCCTTACAAATCAGCATGGTGCGCTCGACGATGTCGAATCGGCTCACGGTCTACCCCTCTTTTCGCATGCGAAAGCCCACCAGCAGCGGGCGGGCTTTCGGCTGCGAAAAGCCCCGCACGCGGCGGGGCTTTTCTGTTCGCTAATTCGCGCTTTCGCGCGCTTTAGATCACCGCTTGCAGCAGCAGGCCGCATTCCTTGGCGATCACCAGTTCCTTGACCTGCTCGCCGACGCGAACGCGATAGCCGCCCTTCAGGCCGACTTTTTCGTCGTACCAGGTGGCGGCAAAACGGTCGTCGTATTGCGCAGTAGCGCCCCAGGTCAGGGTGCCGGCCGGAATCTCGACGTTCGGGGCCAGGTAGGTGAAGGCGGCATGACCGGCCCACACGCGTTTGACCTCGGCCGGCTTGCCCTTCTTGGCGATGTTGACGCGACTTTCGCCGATGAAGATGTTTTCCAGCTCCAGCAGCTCCAGCATCTGCGCGATGCTGACGACGCCCTTGTCGCCGCTGTTGCCGTGGGCGGCCGCCACCATCGAGCGGTTGACGCGCAACTGCGTCCACTCGGCGCGGCCAATGGTCAGGGTATTCGGGCGCATCAGCGGCTTGTCGAGCTGTTCCAGCAGGAACGCCAACAGGTCGGCGTCGCGGTTGCTGAACTTCTCGGCCGCCTCCAGGGCCTTGCCGTAGGTATGGTTAGCCGCCGCGAACACGGTACGGGCGACGCGCACTTCGCGATCCAACAGAATCAGGTCGGTCAGCGCTTCGGACGCATGGTCGAGCGGGTCGTAATCGGTGCCGGCGGCCTTGTCGATGTCGCCTTGCGGCACCACGTCATCCAGGCCGTGGTCGGCGGTCGAGGCGTCTTTCTCGGTCGCGGTGAACTCGACTTCCTTGGCGGCGCCCTTGCGGCTGATTTCGGTGTCGACGTGGGTCATGCGCTCGGCTTTGTCGTATTCCGACCACTTGAATTGCTCGCCGCCGACCGACTTGCGTGGCATCACCTGATCGGCGATCAGCTTGTCGTTGCGGTAGGCAATCACGATGCCCGTGCGGATAGGGTCAATCGGGAACGGTGCTTGTGCAGCCATGTTTGCTATTCCTTTCGAATGGGGTCAGGGGGCGCGATTACGGGGCCACAGCGGCCGGCACGAACCCGCGTTCGATGAACACGCGGCCGATGGTGCCTTCGTCGCCAGCTTCGTCAGCGCGGGCGATGTAGGCTTCGCCGGGCTGCGCCACCACGGCACGGCCGGCAATGTCGGCCGTCAGCAGGTCGCCGAAACCGACGGCGCCGCCATACTCCAGCTCGGTCGGGCCGCTGCGGATCACGTCGCAGACGGTGCCAGCCACAGCGCCAAGGCTGCCGGTGACGCCCATCAGCGGCGCGGCGCTCGGGCCGGCGGCCTGGGCGAACTCGCCTTCGGTGTCGTCGTAAGCGGCGATACGGAACGGCGCCACGTCTGCCGCCGCGCGGCGGCTCTCGATGTACTGACGCATTAGGCTTTACCCCCTTGAATCATCCGCGCAGCGGCGGAAACGGTGATCTTGTTACCCTTGGCGGCTTCGGCGTCGACCAGGGCGCGGGCTTCAGCGGCCAGCGTTTTCGGGTCGACGGACTTCTTGCCGCCCTCGCCTTCCGGGGCGCCCTTGACCTTGTTGGCCTCGGTACTGCCCGCGCTGTCGAGGTAGTCGGCGCCGCCCTTCTTCTCGGCGGCGATGATCTGCGCGGCGGCCTCGCCGGCACTGGTCTTGCCGTCCACGGCCAGGGCCTGAATCAGCTTTTCGTGACCTGGCAGACTGACGGCGAACACCTCGGCGACGCGCTTGGTTTCGGCGGCGTGGCCTTCGGCGTAGCCCTCCAGCTTGCCGGCGGCGTGGGCCTCCAGGCGTGCCGCCGCGATGGCGGCTTCCTTGTCGGCGCTGCCAGTGGCGGCAATGGTGGCGAAGGCTTCCGGGTGCTGGGCCTTCAGGGCCTCAGCGACGGCGGCCGCCGTCGCCCCTTCTGCGATAGTCAGAGGCATGGTGCTTGCTCCTACGTTGGTCTTGGCGGCGGTTTTCGCCGGGGGTTGGTTGAATGCGCGGGACTGCCCGCGCCCGCTCAGCTCGGCGATCAGCCCTTCCAGGCTGCCGAGGCGGTGGGCCATGCCCTGCTTGACGGCCTTGGCGCCGATGTAGGTGCCGCCGCGACCGAAGTCGGCCAGCACCTTGTCACGCGTCACGGCCATGTTTCGGGCGACCGCGTCGAGGAACACCCCTTCGAGGTCGTCGACGATGATCTGGACGGCCGCTTGGCCTTCCTTGCTGGTCGGGTCAAGCCGCTTGTTGGGCGCATTGCTCGACACGATTTCGATGCGCTGTTCGCCGTCGACCGGCGGCAGGATGCGAAAGCCCGCCACGGTGCCCACAGAACCCAGCTCGGCGGTCGCGTCGATCACCACTTCGGAACAGGCCGAGGCCACCCAATACGCCGCCGAGCACGCTTGCCCGCCGACATAGGCGACGATCTTTTTCCGCCCCCGGGCGGCATAGATCATTTCGGCCAGTTCGTTCAGGCCGTTGACCTGGCCGCCGGGCGAGTCGATCCACAGCACCAGGGCGCGGACTTTCGGGTCTTCAATCGACGCCGACAGCGACTTGGCCAGCGCCTCGGTCGAGGTGCCGCCACAGATGTCGTGCATCCAACTGGCGTAACGGGATACCACCCCGCGCACCTTGATCAGCGCCACACCGTCGCGAACCTCGACCATGGGCGCCGCCTTCAGCGACTCGCCGTCCTGGGCGGTCAAGGCTTCCCAGCGGCCCGCCTGAAGCTCACGGCGGGCGATGGCTTCCATATCGGCCAGCATCGTCGGCGGCAACGCCCAGGCTTGCGAGGCCAGGAATTGCAAGGCCATCAGCTTCTTCATGCGTTACCCCCTGGCAACAAAAAGCCCCGTTGGCGTTTGCCTTCGGGGCTGTCGTCTTCTTCGTCGTCGGCGTCGGGCGGCGCTTCCGCCGGCGGCTCTTGCCGGAACTTGCGGCGCTCCTCGATCACGCGGCGACTGTTGATCTGGTTCCAGTCCTGGCCCAGCAGGTGCCGCGTTTCGCGTTCGTGCGTGGTGATGCCGATTTTCAAGCGCTTCTCGGCGGCGTTTGCCGCCTTCAGTTCGTCCAGCTCGCCCAGGTTCGGCCCGTGCCAAAGCGCTTGGCAGTAGGCCCGCCGGACAAGCGGGTCTTGAAAGAACCCCGGCAGGCGCAGCCGACCACGCGCGACAGCCTCGGCGATCACGGTTTCGTAATACGGCTGGCACACGTCAACCACGAAATTCGCCCGGTCAACCATGATGTAGTGGGCGAACTGCAACAGCGCCGCACGGCTGGCCGAGTAGCTGGCGGTAAAGTGCTTGATCAGCACTTCGAACGGCACGCCAATCGCCCCGCCGATCATGCGCCAGAGCGCCGTCACGAACGGGTCAAAGGCCGCATTGGGGCGGCCTGGGTTGGCCGTCTCGATGCTCTCGCCTTCGTCCAGCTCATAGACCAGGCCGTCGCCCAGGCGCAGGTCGCGCGGCTGGTCGTCGTCATCGTCATCATCCGCACCGCCGCCCAGGCCCGCGCCGGGGGCGTAGGCGTCACCGCCCCCGCCGTCACGGTCGGACTTGATGAAGACGGTGAACTTCGAACTGATCACCGACGCCATCAGCTCGGCGTCGATGTAGCGGCCCGCCTGCTTGATCACCTCGATAACCGGCGCCAGGTCGGGAATGCCCCGCGTCTGGCTGGCCCGCATGTTGTGATTCGAATGAATCAGCACATTGCGCCGGCCCTTCTCGCCGAACAGCGGCACGCGCTGCCAGGTGGCTTTCGAGCGAAGAAACCGCTTCGTCGGGTTGACCTGTAGCACATGCACGGCCACGGCGGCGCCGTGTTCGTCCAGCTCGAAACCACCCGACAGGTTTTCGCTGTCGGGCTTGTTGTTCGGGTTACACACCCGGTCGGACTCGACCGACTGAAAGTGTGTCGCATACGGTGACCCGTCACGGTCGAAGTGCGGCAGCAACAGGAACGAATCGCCGTTGACCCGCGCGCTATGGAACAGCTCGGCCTGCTTTTGATAGAAGGTCTTGCGCCGGGCTGCGTCGGCCTCCAGGCAGTCGGCGGCCAGGTTGAACTCGCGCAGCATCTGCGCCTGTAGCGCCTCGGCCTGCTCGGAAGTCAGGCCCAGGAACTCGGCGTCGATGCTCGGTTCCGGCCGTAGCCCGGTGCCGATCACATAGACGGTCTTGGTTTTCATCGCACCATGGGCGATGGGGTTGTTTCGCTCCAAATCGCGCGAGCGCGAACGCAGCGTCACCAGCTCCGGGTTAAGGTCGCCGTCGGCATCCTTGCGCGAGGTAAACCACGATTTCAGGGCCGGGCGTGTCTTCGACGCACCGGCGAACGAATCCAGGGCGTCGAGGCTCATGCGATCCCGGGCGCGCTCCAGTCCCGCCGAAGCGGAAAAGAAACCGACCACGCGGTCGACGATGTTTCGACTCATATCGGAACCCCTTGGCGTGCAACCGGCCCACCGCGCAGGCTGCGCCGCAGGCGGTCGCGCTGTGCGTACAGCGTTTTAAGGTCGGCCATCTGCACCTTTCGCGTGCCGGCGGCGGTCGTCACCTCGACGTTTTGACCGCCCTGCAGGACGGCCAAAATCGCTTGGTCGATGGCGTCGATTTCCGCACGAATGGCGCGTCGGTTGCGGCTCATATCTGGCACTCGCTCACAGCGCCCCGGCGGCGTTTCTTCCGCTTCGGCGCCGGCGGGGCCGGTTCCGGTGGGGGCTTGGGTTTCTGTTTCACCGGCGCGCCATCTGGCGGCGCTGGCGTGTCGGTCGCTTCCGGCGTTTCTTCGCCCGGTTCGTCTAGCATTTCGTCCCCCAGGCGCGGCAGGCGGTGAACCTGCTCAAGATGGGCCGCCGTCGCCGCCAAGACCTCGGCGTCGAAATAGTGGTTGTCGGTGCGCAGCTTGTGCCAGAACACCCGCCCGGCCTGGGTCACAAGCCGGGCCTCGGCGACCACCTGCTGGCAATAGTCGTCGCTGGCGTCCTGGGCGATAAACCAGGCGCCGGCATGCTCGACCGGCCACACGATGCGGGCATGCACCCAGCTTTTGAAGTGGTCGGTATGGACGTGCATCAGCTTCAGCGGCTGGCGTTCGTGCCCCTTCTGATCCACCTCGGCGAACTTGTACGGCTTATCCTGCTGCTGCCGGCCCTTGGTCGGAATCGCCCGGCCGTAGTAGCGGCGGCAGAACTGGTAAACCATGTGTACCGGCGCAGCCTTGCCGCCTGGCTTATAGCCAGAGTCGACCAGCATGCGAGCAATCGGGCGCCCTTCGTAGGTCGTTTCCAGCAGCTCGCCCAGGTCTTGCCATACCTGTTCCTGTTCGGTGTCGCCCCAAATCTCGCCGTGCTCGATCAGCCACGACGAAAAGTTGTAACCGAAGCCGCGCACCACATAGACCAGGCGGTCGCCTTGCACGTCGACGCCGGCGACGATCAGTTGCACCCCGCGCGGCACCTCGCCGAAGGCATAGGGCCGACGCAGCGCGGCGACCGACTGCCAGGCCGGGGCCTCGCCCTTGACCATGTACAGCTCGCCGAAGGCGGTATTTATCGCCGCCTGCATGCGGCCAGGCTCGCCCGACTGCATGGCAACGACGAACTTGCGCGCGCGCTGGCCGAAGGTCTGCCAGGGCGAGCACAAGCCCGATACCCAAAACGACGCCGAGCTATCCGCTTCCAGCGGTGCCAGGTAGGTGCCAAACGCGACCGTGACGGTAACGCCGCCCTGTTCGATCTGGACGCCGGACGCGGTGAAGCCGACCAGGCGCTGGCCAGGGGCGACGAAAACGCCCCGGTCATTCATCCACTCTTTCGACTCTTCGGCGATTTCCGCCGCGCAGTGCGGGCAGTGCAGCCGGGCGCCGTCAAGCGCCTGCTTGGGCGTGGCGCCGTCGGGTATGTACAGGTTCGCAAAGCGCGGGATGAAGTAACGGCCGCACTTCGACCCAGGGCACGGCCAGGCCCATTCGTGCCGCGTGCCTTCCTGCCACAGCTTCCAGACCGGCGAATTGACTTCGTCCGATACCTTCCAGCGCTCGACCCCGTCGTCGTCGGTTTCCGTCTCGACGCTGCCATAGGTCGGCGTCGAAACGATGGTCACGTTTCCGTCGATGAAGTTGCTGATTCGCGCATCAGCCAGGGCGACCGGGTCACCCTCGCCGCCGACGTTGTTGCCCATGCGGTCGCGTTCGTCGATGAACACGTCGCGCGACGGATGCGACGCCAGTTCGGTCGCCGAGCCAGCCCAGCCGAAGCCGATGCGCTGGCCGTTGATAAACTTTTCGTTGATCGTGTCTTTCTTGCCCTTGGCCAGCGCTTCGAACAGCGAAGGCACCGAACGCAACAGCTTCGAAAAACGATCCTTGCTCACCGACTCGACGTTCTTGCGAGTCGGGCCGATGTACAGCACGGGGCCGGGGTCGTCATCCATCCGCCAGCCCACGGCGTTCAACAGCACGCCGTCAGTCTTCGACATCTGCGCGCCCATCACGCCGGTGACCATCTTGAACAGCGGGTCGCGGATGGCTTCGGTGATCCCCTTCACCCACGGCGCCCGGTTGCTGTTCCAGGGGCCAGGCTCAGGACTGCCAGGCGGCAAGACGCGCTTGTCGTTTGCCCACGACCAGGCGGCGCGCAGGGGCGGCGGCCTGAAGGTCTTGGCCGCCCGTTTAAGAATCCTCTTCAGTCGGTGCGGCATGGATGTCTAGCGCCTCCAGCATGTCGGCCGCGACCGACATGGCGCGTGTCAGTTCGTCGTCGAAAATCTGCAAGCCCGCCGCTTCGTTGCGTGCGGTGAAAACCTTGGGTATCACCTTGCGGCCCACCGGGCGCAGGATCATCGCCATTTGCGTCAGGGCGCTGGCCAGCGTCTGCTCGACAAGGTCGATGTCGATAAGCCGCTTTTGCTTCTCGCCCAACTCCAGGGCGCGCAAGCCCTCTTCGTGCTCGCGTAGCTTCCGCTCCGCGCGCAGCTTCATAAGCTCTTCCTGTTCCTTGGTCGTCGTCTCACCGTCGACCGGGCGGCCGGTGCCGATCTGGCGCGCGACCTCGCGCTGTACTTCCCAGGCAATGGCCTTGCCCATTTCGATGCGGATGGGGTCGCCCTTCTTGCCGCTCCCCTCATAGGGCAGGCCCTCGGCAAGCCAGCGCGTGACCGTCCGTTCGGACACGTCGCGGGCGTCCGCGAACTCGCGTTTGTTCAGGATCAGCGGCATAGGTCGACCGACTCGGATGGCAAACCGTCAAAAAGGGGGTCAGTGTCCACCTTGCCGCCTTTTTTCCGGCGACCTCCCGCCAGCAATGTCAAGGGTTGCGCGCCGTCGGCTGCTCACTTTTTGAACGAAATACATGGAAGAAAGGCGCGAATTCGCGAAAACCGAAAAATTCGCGAGCGGCGCGGGCCTGCCGACCGTAGAGGTGGATTTACCCGCCAGAGGAACCTACCCCCTGGGCGGCCGCCGGCATGCCCTTCGGGGCGACCATGGGCGGATGCCAGGCCGGGGCCTGCTGCTGCATGCACGCCAGCACCTGGGCAGCGCACGTCTTCAGCTCGGTTTCCAGCTCAAGAATGGCCGGCTCCCACTGGTCATTGCCCAGGATCGCGGGGCGCCCCGGCAGGCGGCAGGCCACCAGCGGGCACGGCTCGACCTGGGTTGTACTCGGCTGGGTCGGTTGTTTCGGGGCGGGCGAACTGCACCCCGTACACAACAGGAACAGCACCGCGCAGATACTCAGCGACAGCTTGGTCATTCTCTTTCAGCTCCTGAAGGGTCTGGCGGGTGGCGGCGCCGTCGCGGGCGATGGTCTGCGACAGGGCGCGGAACGCAGTATCGGCGGCCGTCATGCGGCCCATCTGCTCACGCTGGGCGGCGATCACTTCCGACTGTTCGGCGGTGCGCGCCTGCTCGCTGGCCAACAGCGCGGCGTTATGCGTGACGGTCTGTTCGGCCAGGGCCTGGGCGTTCTCGGCGGCGTTAATGCGCCACAGGGCCAGCACGCCGATCAGCAGCGCCGCGCCCAATGCGTAAAGGTTCATGCGGGAATCCTCCGGGCCGGTTACGTCTCCGGCGCCCGTGCTGTAGGGCCGTGCTATGTGGGGTCGTCACCCGCTGTCGGGGCCGGCAGCGTACCGGCGCGCTCCGGTTCCGTTATTCTCTCGACGGAACAAGCGCCCCCTGTTCTTTCGCGGTCGGGGGATAGGATCGCCCCCTTACGGCCGGGGAAGCCAAGGCGCTACACCATGGCGGCGAACTCCAGCGGGGCCGCGCTCACCGCCAGGCCAGCAGCCAGCAGGAACAGGGCCACACTCAACAGGCAACGGCTCATAGCTCCCACTCGCATAAGGTGCGCTCGATGGCGCGGCGATGAATGATCCCGGGGCAGAAGCTGCCCGAGGTTGCGCAATCCTTGCCGGCGACAAAACGCCACTTACTGATACCGGCGCAGGCCCTGGCAAAGTCGCCGACCTTGGCCGCCTTGGCCGGGGTCGACCCGCAGTATTTCGGGCCGCCGATGTTGTACGAAAACAGGCCGTGCCCGGCCTGCATCGTTTGCGGCCAGCGCTCGACAGCGGCGGTGCCAATGCAGCGCTTAACGTCAGCCAGGCCAATGGCGATGGCCTCGGCGTTGCGACGGGCGCAGCCTTCGACCGTTTCCACGTCGCCGCGCTTGACGCCCTTGGTCACGCCGCCGCAGATAGTCCAGACGCCGCCCATATCCTGATAGGCAACCAGCGGGTTGCCCTCCAGTACCGGGGTCGCGGCGGTCATGATTTCAAGGGCCGAGCCGCCGGCCACGACTGCCGCAAGAATGGCGGCCGGTAGCTTTACCCGCGCCATTTGCGCCACCACGAAACAACGGCCACACGCCAGCCCGGGAAAATCAGGGTGATGATGGCAAAAACCAGATAAACGACCGTCAGAACGCTGATCCATTGTTCGATGGTCAGGCCCGCCAGAGTCGCGGCGCCGTAGGCCAGCGGCGGGGTCGCCTTCGCAGCAATGGCGGACAGTTCGGGCGTGTCGTTCACTTTCTTTTCCCCATAAAAAAACCCCCGACCTGTTAGGGCCGGGGGTCAAAGGTGTGTGCGCTGATGGTCGCCGTGTCCGCAAAAACACCACGATGGGGCAAAGCCTACGGGAAACTGCCAAAGCCTGTCAACAGGATGGCTGTTGTTAAACAGCCATCCTGTAAAACCGCAACCCTGTCAACCCGCCTTTAACGTGCCCCGTCACAGCTTCAAGGCGCGGTCAGCCTGGGCGAACTCGCACAGCGACTCACGCCCCCAGGTGCCGCCACAGCCGCGCGGTAGGGGCTTGCGGCAATTCTCGCACACCCGCCCTTCCAGCGCGCCCCGCTGCTGCTGCAACAGGGCGTTATCGCGGCGAATCAGGGTCGCGATGTACTCGGTTCGGCTGTAGGCACCGCCGACGCCGCCGCGCACCTCGCAGCCCTCGCGCAGCATGGCCAGCTCGACAGGCCCCAGCCTGACCTCGACCGCTTCAATCCCGGCCGCTTCGTCCCGGGCGCGCTGCTCGCGCTTTCGCAGCGTCTCCGGGCTGATTTCTTCGCCTTTATCTTCGTTGTGACCCGTCACGATCAGGCACCCCACCAAGCCGCCAGCGCCTCACCAATGCGGCGGCCCCAACTCCAGCCGGCCAAGGCGACCATGGCGGCGGAAATGACCCCCAAGGCACACCAGAACCCGAACCAAAAAGCCCCCGACTTGCCGCCCAGGACGATCAGGGTGTCGCTGTTTTTCCGTGGAATCCGCATCTAGTAAATCCTCTTATGACATAGGTTCTTATTTCGGCTGAAACACCAGCCAGTCGGCGGCCTGGGCTTCGGTCGGCTCTCCCGCCCGTCTTGCTGCTGTCTTGTCGTGAAGCGCGGCGAAACCCTGGCCGTCGAGCCAGGCATGCCAGCGGGTCAGGGCGTCACGCTTCAGGGCCTCGCCATGGGTTTGCACATAGGTCGAATCGAGGTCGCCGAGCGCGTGATTCAGCAGCAGCTTGCCGACCAGGCTGTCGATACCGATTTCGGCCCAGCGGGTACGGGCGAGCTTTCGCAGGTCGTGACTTGTCCACTCCCCCGCCCCCAGGCGCTGGAAGATGTCGAAGGCTTTGCCACGGGCCAGCGGTTGACCGGAACGGGTCGAAGACGGGAACAGATAGGCGCCGGTATAGCCCTTGCCCTTCTGCCATTCGCGATAGCGGGTCAGGAAGGCCACGACCTGGGGCGTCAGCGGCAACACATGGTCACGCTTGCCCTTGGTATCGCGCGCAGGAATGAACCACTCCCCGGCCATCAAGTTGACGTTTTGCCACTTGGCTAAGCGGGTTTCGGTTATCCGGGTGCCGTGGGCGAGCATCAGCACGGCGAAGGCGACATCGAGCGCGGCTTGCTGGAATTGATCAGCCCAGGACGCCAGCAGCTCAGCGACGGCCACATGACGCAGGCGCGCGCCCTTGGGCTTGATCTTGACCTTACTGAAGTCGCCGAAGGTCACGCCGGCAATCGGGTCGGTCGCGATCAGGTCGAGGCGCCGGGCACGACGAAAAGCCACCTTCAGCACGCCAAACACGCCCTTGACGTGGGCCAGGCTGTACTCGGCTTGTAGGGGCACATATAGCAGCGCATCGAGCGCGGACTTGTTCAGGTCGACCAGGCGCACAGCACCCAGGCGCGGCAGCAGATGGCGACGGATGGCCGACAGCTTGGTCGACTTGCGCTCACCGGACAGGTGCCGGTCGCTCTTCACCCGCTCGGCGTACCAGTCCAGCACCTGGGCGACGGTATCCCAGGCGTCGACGGTGGCGGCGGCCAGCGGATCAGCCAGCAGGCGGGCATGCACTTTAGGCAGGCCGTCGAGCATGGCCTTTGCGCTCAAGTCGGGCCAGTTGCCCGCCTTCTTCCACTTCGCACCCTTGGCGTAACGGATCACAAACCAACTGCCCCGGGCGCGGTCGTGACGGTAACGGAAGCGCAGCGGGTGGCGGGGGTCTTTCAGCTCGGCGACATCACCGTCGGCGGCGTGCTTCTTAATGGCCGCGTCCGACAACTGGACTTGCAGGGTCTTGCGCATGGTGCGGGCCTCGGCAAATGCCCGCAGGCGATGCCGGCGGGCGGCGTGGGTCTTTCTTCAGGCAAAGCGAACCCGTGACGCACGGGCGCGCCTATTTAGCTAAATCGCTAATTTGCTATTTATTGATCTACAGAAAGCCCAGCGCGCCACATAGCAAGGGCCGCGTCAGTCCTGGGCTTTACGAACAGCAGGCAATGCACGCCAGGGGCGCCCCAGCCACCAGCAGGCACATAGCCGGCCAGGTCGCCGCGCTCACCCATTCGACGCACAAGCGAAGGCGGAACCACGGCCGGCAGCTCGCCGACGGCGGTTTCGATATGCACGTCGAAGCCCAGGGCGCCACCCACGGCGAAGGCGTCTTCGCCCTTGAACCCAGCAAACAACGGGTGAATCTTCATCATGCCCCCAGGGTCTTCTCGATGGTTTCCCGCGCCTCTGCCAGCCGACGGCGGTAGGTGCGCAAGCTGATCCCCAGGGCGTGGGCGTTTTCGAACTGGCCCACCCCGCGCGGGTCGTATCCTTCAATTCGGCGACGCTCGGCCACCTGCCACCAGCCGGCGCCGTACTCCAGGCGCAGCACGTCGGCGCGCATGGGTTCAACGGCGAACATGGCCACGACGGCCGCTTCGATCTTCGCTTCCAGGCTATCCGCCGGCTCGCTGGAACCGCCCGAACCGCCGAAGAAAATTTCGCCCTTGTTGTCGATCAGCTTGGCCAGCATCGAGCGGCCCGAACTGACCAGGGCGCCACCCTGAAAACACCACCGCGCCCACAGCTCAAGGGCGCCGTCTAAGTCGTTGCGTCCGCGCCTTGCCATCCATCCCCCTTAGCCGCCGGCTTCGGGCGTCAGCTTGTGGCCGTTCTTCCGATCCTGACGACAGGCCGGAAACTTCAGATTGTTCGAACACATGGGCAAGCCCAGGATAAACACCGCCCGCGCGCAGACCGAACAGCCCTTCGCGCGTATTTCCTGGGCCTCGACGATTCTGGCCGGGTCACCGTAGGCGTAACCCGGCAGCGCCTGGCTGGGCTGCCTAGCCATCGGCCAGGCTCGACAGCGCGGCCAGGGCCAGCGGCGCACCACCAGCAGACAAGCGGGCCAGCAGCAGCTCGGAAAGCGCCTCCAGCGGCTCGCGTACATGGCGGAAGCCCGCCATGCCATCCGTGACAATCGGGTCGCCGTGACGGATCACGACCAGCCCCGACGGCATGCCGTAGACGTGCCAAACGGCGCCGCCACGACTGCGCACAAGCTCGGCCTCTTCTTCGGCCAGGCAGTGAACCACCACCACCCCGCCCAGGGCGTTCGGGGCATCCTCCATGCCTTCCAGTGCGTCGGCCAGAATGCGCGCGCGGGTAGCCCCATATTCAGACTTGGGCGTCGCCTGGGCGAACGCCACAAGCTGACCCTTGCCGGACTCGACCAGGCGATCAGCAATCGCCACGCGTTCGGCGACAGTGCCGCCAGACAGTGCAATCAATAACAAAGCATTCCCCTTGCGCCGGGCCTCACTGGCGGGCGCGCTCGATTTTGGTATTGCGCACAGTCTTCAAATGGTCATGCAGGGCGGCCGGTTGCGGCGCCTCGCCTGCCTTAATCGCCAGCTCTACGGCGGCTTCAGCTTCTTCAACAGTCACGTTTGTGGCACACCAGCGGCGGAATAGCTGCCGGGTGGCCGGGTCATGCGCCAGGTAAGCTGGGCAATTCAGCTCAGCGATAAACCAGTTGATCCACTGCTTATCCGTCGCGAACAGCACCGGGGCGCCCTCGACAATCGGCGCGGCCTCACTGGTCACCATGGCCGCCAGCTCGCCCAACAGGGTCACGCGCAAGCGGCCGTCTTCGTTCGAGCGATTCAGAACCCGGGCCAGCTCGCAATAAGCCAGGAACTCGGCGGCCGTTTCTTGGTTGCAGCCCACCGCGATCATGAAATCGCCCCAGGCCACCACCGCAGACGTGGGCGAATCCGGCGCGCTCATGTTCGCGACCAGCTCCACCAGCTTGACCATGCGAGCAAAGCCCAGCAGGCCGAAGCGCTGTTCCAGCTTTCTCGAAATGACCAGCTCGGACAGCCCGGCCGGAACCCTGAAACCACGCATCGCAGACCCTCAATAATCAGAACGGCAAACCGGCGATGCCGGGCAACTCAACAACAGGACGCGGCCAGCAGCACACGCCACCTGTAGCCCTATGCGGGAACGGGTAGGCGTCACAGTGGCAAGTCGACGCGCGCCAAGGCTTGGCATCTGCCCACCGATCCAGGCGCCCGACCCGGTTACAAGTCGGACAGCGCGAGAACCCGGGGCGACCCTTAAAGCGCTTGCCGCATTCCTTCGACGTACAGCGGCAGTGCTGGGGGCTAAGCCTTGAACTTCGCACGGCCTTCCTCCAGCGCCCGCCAGAACGGGTTATAGATGCCGTTGAAATCGACGCGCCCACCGCTCTTTTTCACGATGTTCAGCGCCGACCGAAACGACGGCACCCGCTCGAAACGGCGCCAAGAATCCACCGTCCGGCGCTTTTCCCCCAGCAGCTCGGCAGCGGCGGCGGGGCCGTCGCTGGTCGAAAGGCTGTCAATCCAGGGGTTCAGTTCCACAGTAAATCCGTTATTAACAGTATTCGTGTAAATACTGGCCACGGCTTCACGTATTTGCAAGCTGTTTTTAGTGTTATTCACACTTTGCGTGTATATTCTTGACTAAGTTACTTTCCCCGAAACCCCCTTCAGGAACCTCAATGTCTGACATCCGCAAGAAGATCGGCGCGCGCCTGAAGTCGTGCCGGGCCGCGAAAGGCTGGACGTTTAACGAGACGGCGGCGCACCTGTCGGCGATCAGTGGGCAAAAGATCATCCCGTCGCGTTACGGCAACTGGGAATTGGCAATCAACACCCCACCGCTCGAAATGCTGGTCGCCCTGGGCGCGCTCTTCGGCAAGCCGCCGGCCTACCTGGGCGCCATCAGCGACGACGACGGCACCGCACCGGAAGCCGGGCGCTTCACCGTGCCCGCCTTGTCCACCGTCCCGACCGCCAGCGGTATGGCCGACCTGGGCGAAGACTTCTATGCACCGCGCATAACCTGGCTCGACGAAATCAAGCTAGACAAGTGCAAGATGCTGCTTATCAGCGCACCCGACGACAGCATGGGCGGCGTGATCGAGCAAGGCGACCCGGTCATGCTCGACCTAAGCGTTACGAACGTGACGCGTGACGACATATTCGCCATCATGGTCGGCGACCGGCCTTGGCTGCGCTGGATCAAGCAACAGCTCGACGGCACCTATTGCATCCAGGCCGAAGACCGCGACCACTACGACGACCAGGTCATGACCCCGGGCGAACTGGCCAAGCTGCGAATCCTCGGCCGCGTCAAGCTGATTACCCACATACGCTAAAAACGATAACGCCCCACAAAGGGGCTTTTCTGCACACTCAATTTACACTTTAAGTGTAATTAACATGAATACAAGGTAGTATCGCCCTCATGACCACCGATTTGATCGCACGCTTCGACACGCTCGCCATCATTGCCACCAGCAGTGGCGCGCACCCGTTCACCGAAGATGTGCAGCAAGCCCTTTGCATCAAGCTGGAACGCAAGGCCGGCGGCGCCAATGGCATCGCCCACATGATCATGCACGCCATCAATTCCGGTGATACCGACGTGCTCGACCAGGCGGCGGCGGTCGCCTTCGAACTGGCCGAAGAACTCCAGAAGCTGGCGAACATCGCAGGACAGCTAAAAGCCGCAGGCCAGGCGGCCTAAATCAACACCGACCAAGGAAGACAGACATGCAGGCAGAAATGGAAATCCAGGGCGAAGACGTTGTCGGCGTCCCAGGCCAAGCGCTCACCTGGCGCGAATTGCGTGTCTTAGTCGGCCTCGCCGATGGCGAAAACCCCAACACCATCGCGGCCGCAATCAACGCCGACAAGGTCGCGATTCGCTACATAGAAGCCAGCATCAAGGCCAAGCTCGGCGCCAAGACCCACCCCCACATGATCGCCCGGGGCTTTACCCTCGGCGTACTGTTCCCGCGCGCCCTATGCGTCCTGCTCGCCTTTCTGTGCGTGACCGAAGGCGACTTCGACGCCGTGCGCAACCGCACCCCCAGCCGCTCGCGCGCCCCTTCCAGCTACACCCGCCTAACCCGTGCCGGGTCAGGCAGCAGAAGCGGCGGCAGCCGCAGCACCACGACAAGCGCCACCAGCATCGCCGCCCGGGGTGGCTTGGTCATATTTAGCTAATTAGCTAATTCAATAATTCGCTTGCACTGCGCGCCCGCGCGCTTATACTCTGCGCACAGTTAGCTAATTCGCTAATTCTCGCAAAGGAGTTAAGCCCATGGGTTACAAGATCGGTTTCGGCTCGCAGAAGGGCGGCGTCTGGAAATCCACCCTCGCCCGCGCACTCGGCACAGCGTTCGCCGCCAATGACTGGTCGGTGAAAATCGCCGACCTCGATACCAAGCAAGGCACCTGCACCGCCTGGCAACAGCGCCGACTGCGCAACGGCATCACGCCAGACGTGCCCATCCAGATGTTCGGCAACGTGGCCACCGCCATCAGCAAGGCCGGCGACGCTGACCTGTTGATCTTCGACGGCGCCCCGCACGCCAGCACCGAGACGGTGGAAATCGCCAAGGCATGCGACTTGATGATCCTGCCGACCGGACTGTCGGTCGACGACCTAGAACCGACCGTGACCCTGGCCAACACCCTGGCCGACAAACACGGCATCGAGCCGCGCCGCATCGTCTTCGCCCTGTGCAAAGCCACCAGCACCGCCGAGGTGCAGGCCGCGCGCGAGTACCTGGGCAAAACCCGCTTTGCCACCCTCGACGGCTCCATCCAGCACAAGCCCGCCTATAGCCGCGCGCTGGACGCCGGCCAATCGCTGATCGAAACGCCGTACAAGTCGCCGCGCGAACAGGCCATGCAGGTCGTACAGTCGGCCATCGCCAAATTCGAAGAACTGATTTAAAAAATTAGCGATTTAGCTAAATCGCTATTATGCTAATGCACGAATTCACCGCAGGAATGCCCGCATGACCAACAAGACCAGCACCGCCCCGCAGATCAAGACCCCGAAGCCGCCGCGCGGCAAGGGCGAGCCGCCGAAGTCTGCCGCCGACACGCCAGCCGTGGGCAACAACACCAGCACCGGCAGCGACAGCAAGCTGGTCGACCTTGGCTTCAAGGTGTCGCCAGAGTTTCGCAAGAATTTCCGGCTCTTCTGCGCCACCCACGAAATCGCCCAGGTGGATGCACTCAAGGAAGCGCTTGCGGACTACATGAGCAAAAAAGGCTGGGAACCCAGCAACTAAGAAAGGATCGAGCGCCGAGGTCTTCGACCACCTCGGCGCCCGGTAACACACCGCCCAAACCCGACTAAAGGTGAACGCTATGTCAGACGCCGAGTATAACGAAATTTCCGCCATGCCACTGGAAGAACTGCGCAAGCTCAATTGCTGGAAGCTCGCGCGCTACCTGAACCGTTGCAGCCGTATCAGCCGCGAAATGATCTATCAGGCCCTGGCCGCGTAGGAGTAACCACCATGGCAAAAAACCAATGGGGTCTTGACGACCATTACTTCAGCAAGAAGCTGGGCGAGCTTTCCCGCGACGCCAGCCACTACACGCCCGAAGAAATGCGCCGCGCCCTCGACAGCCTGTCGGACGTTGCCCGCCACCAGGCAGGCGCAGCCGCCAACACGCCAAACAACACCCACCAGCACAGCGGGGCGCCCGTATGACTCAGCCTTATTTCACCGTGACCACCCATCACCAGCAGGCCACTCAGCAGCCCGCCACCGGCCTAGCCGAACTCACCGAGGCGGAAACCTGGGCATTCGCCCAACTGCTCAAGCGCCTGTCATGGGCCGAACTGCGCGCCTGTGCCGTGGATGAAGCCGAGACATATGAAGCGCGCGACGCGGTGGCCAAGCTGCAACGCGCCTTCGCCGAAGCAGGAATCGCCCCGCGCTGATCCCGCCCAGGAACGAACAAGCCCCGCCAAGTGCGGGGCTTTTTCTTGCGCGCGTGACGGGTCACGCCTACAGCTCGACGCGAAAGTCGCGCACCCCCAGCCCCTCGGCGAAGCGCCCCACGGCCGTCAGGCTTGCCCACACGCGCAGCGGCTCGCGCCGCGAGCGTACCGGCAGCCAGTGCGCGCCCAGGCGAACGCTAAACGTCCAGCCCTGGCCACCCGGCCCACGCCTGGCCAGGAACTCGCGCGCGGCGCCGCTGACGATCAGCGCTTGCAAGGCTTCCTCGGTATAAGCCTGCCTCATGCCCGCGCCGCCTGCTGCGCCAGGGCCGCCGCCTGCCGCTCGATAAACTCGGCCGCGTCCAGCAACGGGAACCGCTCAGGCCCGCACAGAAAGGCCGCACGCTTGCGCAGAAACGCCGGCAGGGCCTCGGCCGGCGGCAATGGCTCAGCATTCCAGGCAGCGACCAGGGCGGCCAGGTCAGCGGGTGACGGATCACGACGAACCGACATTCGATAGCGGCAGGCGCTGCACTCGATCCAATGGAAGCCTTCGTCGTCCAGCAGGCTCGCCGCGCCATCGCAGAAGGGGCGCGGGCACGGCTTCAGCTCGGGAACCATCATCGTCGCGCCCCCTTGGCGCGCTGCTGCGTGCCGTCCTGGCGAACCAGCCGATAGTCATTGCCACGGGCCAGCCGGGCGACGTGGCGGCCGTGGTACTCCAGGGCGAAGCCGGCACGCTGTAGCGCGGCGATGGCCGCTTGCTGTGCGGCAGTCATAGTGCCGCCATAGCTGGCGGGAAACTCGCCAGACGCGGGCGGTATACGCCGCCCTTGTGGCTCTCTATTACGGCGCCCCGCTCTTCCAGCTCGACCAGCAGGCCGGCGGCATGGGCGCGGGTGATCTTGAACCGACGCGCCAAGCCAACAGGCCCCAAGCGGCGGCGGGCCGTAACTGCCGCCAATGCCTCATAGAGCGAAACCGCCGGGCCATCCAGGCGAAGCGGGCGACGCGTGAAAGGCTCGAAAAGGCGCCCATGCCGCGCCATTGCCCGACTGTCGACCACCTCGACAACAGCCCCGGGCGCACGCACCCACTGCACCCCCTCACCGGCACGCGGGGCGGTCATGCCGGCACCGCCTCGGCCAGTTGTTCCAGGGCGTCGGCCTCGGCCCGCGCGAAGAACCCGCGCAACTGGCCAGCCTCCAGGCTGTAGACCTGGCGCGTCGCCTCCAGGGCGATCAGGAAGCCGTCGAGGCGGGCCGCTTCGACGGCGACGCCGGCGGCATCCTTGGCCGCGTCCAGGCGCCCCAGCAGCAAGCGCAGATTAGCGGCGGTGGCGGCGGGCAGCTCGACGCCGCCGACGATGGGCGGTTCGCCGCCGGTACTGATCAGGTCGGCCAGGCCGGCGATAGTGGTTTCGACTAGCTCGCGCGCGGGGTCGTGCATGGGGAAGGCTCCAGGGTTCGGCATAGGGTCGGGCACTGCGTAAAACCAGCAGGCGGGGTTATGGTAGACCAGCACCGGGGGTGCTGGTAGCCGGCGGGCAGTAAAAAGCCGACCACGGGGCCGGCTTTTGTGGGGGTCTATTTAACTTTCTCTCCGTTATGCGCAGTCCGGGTGCTGGCGGTCGTTGCGGCCGATGGCCACGCCGCAACTGGCGCAATAGGCGATCTTGCCAGGCGTGGCCACCAGCTCGTCATACATGCCCGAGTTATCGAAGCCGGCGCGACCGTCGAAGCGGGTGGCCACCGACCCGCTGCCCCGGTACTGCACGCGCACGGTGTATTCATCGTCTCCGCAGTGCGGGCAGGCGGTCAGGCTGGTGATCGGCGGCAGGCTGGCGGCCTTGGTCATGGGGCGGGTTCCTTTCAGTTCGTGACGGTCACGGGGTCGGGCGACTCCCAGGTCACGCGCGTGACCGGCGCCGCCCTATCGCGCAGCACCCGCACCGGCAGGCCGCGCGCGGCGTCGGCATAGCCCAGGCGTGCGAGGCGCTGCGCGCGGTACACCAGGGGCATGCCTGCCCAGCGGCGGCCGGCTTCGTAGCGCTTGCGCCCGGCCATATAGGGCACGTCGATATGCAGCGAATCAAGGCCCGCCGATTCGGCTTGCAGGCGGGCAATGTAGCGGTCTAGCAGGTCGGCACGCATGGGGCGGGTTCCTTTCAGTTCGCGGCGGCTTGCTTGGCCGACCAGTCACGGGAAGCGCGACGCCAGCCGCTCGACGGATCGGCCAGCAGCTCGGCGCCGTAGGCCACCGCCTCGGGCGTGTTCAATTGCGCGGCGCGGGTGTGCTGGCTCGGGAACGTAAAGTCGGCTTCGATCCAGTCGCCCAGCTCTAGGGGCGCCCCACGCTTCACGCGGTCATAACAGGCCGGGCAGTGCCGGCAGCCGAAGACAGCGCAGGGGCCGCCGCAGGCTTCACAGGTGCCGTTCGGATGGTCGGGGTTCTGCTCGATCATGGGCGGTCGCCTCACTTCAGTTTCAGCAGTTGGAACAGCGCACCACAGGCGCCGCACTTGGCGCGGGTCGACCCCGCGCGGGTTTGCTTCAGCTCGCCAGCGCAGGCCAGGCACTTCACCTCGGCGACGCGCTGCCGCATGCGCTCGTCAATCTGCGCCGAGCGGTTGCGCCGCTTCGGAACGATGCCCAGCGCCCGCATGGTCTGCGCATACTCGCGCTTGATCCAGGCACCGCCCGGTTCGTCGGCCAGGCCGTCGCCGATCATGTCGCCCAGGCGAATCAACTGGCGGTGTAGAAAGTCGTTATCCGTCACGCTCACCCCCGATAGTCCGTCGACAGGCCCGCGTCGCGCAGGCGTTGCGTTAGCACCTCGACCGCACGGAACGCGCGGCCGCGCTCTTCGATCACCTGGGCGTTTTCCTGCTCAAGCCAGGCCACCCGCGCAGCCAGGTCGGGCGACTTGCGCAAGGTGCTTTCGGCTTCCTGGGCGCGTTTCGCCCAGCGGCTGGCCTCGGCGCGCTGGCGGTCGGCTTCGATCCTCCAGCGGTCGGCGGCCTGCTGATTTGCGTCATTCTTCAGAATGCCCGCCGCTACCTTGCGGGCTTCATCCGTCCAGCGGGCGCCGGGGTAGACCTTCTGTAACAGCGCCAGGTGCAGCGGCTCGGCGTGTTCGTCATGCGGCTTTATGGCGTGCTCAAGGTCGAGCGCGGCGAACAGCATAAGGCGCTCCAGCTCGGTCAGCATGACCGGCTTTAGCCCCTCCTTTTCCTTCAGCTCGCGCAGCCTGTCGCGGCGACGCTTCTGCCGCTCGGCACCGCTCAAGGGCTTTTTCGGCTCGGGCTGGTCGCCGAACATGGCCAGTTGTCCGTCACGCGTCACGCCCGCCAGCACGTCGACCAGCCAGGCCGGGCGCTTCTCGATCCACCGCAAATCCTCTTTCTTGATCGGCTTCAGCCCTTCGGCCGCAATCTGCGCGGCAATCTCGGCGCGCACCGCCTGTTCAAGCGTGCGGCCCATGTGATCGGTGACGGTCAGATAGACGCCTTGGTATCCGGTCGGGCTGATAAACGGCTTGTCGAAGTCCACCGCCGTCGCGTCGAAGCCCGGCGCCGAGCGCAGCCCCTGGCACTCGTATTTGACCAGCACGCGCACCCCGTCGACCTCGACCAGAAATTCGCCGTCCTGCCCCCAATGCGGCACCTGGCCAGGCTTGGCCACATGCTGCGCATCGAGCACGCGCCCGGGGCGGGTGTCGTCGCCACGGCAGCCGAAGAACGTGCCGCCGTTCAGCTTGAAGACAATGGCGTCATGCTCAAGGGTGGCCGCTACGCGGGCGGCTTCGTCGCCGGCGATGATCGCGTCGTTATAGATCGCGCGCAGGCGGCCGGCGCGGGCGTGCATCGCCTCGATGTCATCCGGCAGGCTGGCCAGCATGGCCAGGAACTCGGGCCGCTCTTCGCGCTCCAGGGGCTTGGCTTTTTTCTTCGCCATCGTTCGCACTCCAGACGCCCCGGCTTTCGCCGGGGCTTGCTTCCTTACAGGTGGGTATCGAGGCCGGTCAGGCGGGTGAAAGCGGCTTGCAGTTGGTCGCAATAGACCAGCTCTTCGCGGGCCTTCTCTTTGAATTCAAGCGAGCGATAGCGGCCGACGATAACGGTATAGGTGTCGCTCGGCTCCAGCTCGACGCGAACCATGTTCACGCCGCCGGTGGCGAAGTTGGCCGGCAGCTTGAATTGCAGGCCCTTGGCGGTGGCCACCAGATCGCGAGCGCCGGTCATGGCCAGGAAGCGGCGGGCGCCAAGCTGGGCAAGGATGGTTTCGGCGACTTGCTGGGCAGGGGTCAGAATCTTGGCTTGTGCGGTCATCGGGTTTACTCCGGTTCCGGCCTGGGCGGAATTGCCTGGCCGTGCGTCGCATTCTACACGCTTCGCTAATTCGCGCAATAGCTAATTAGCTTATTAGCACAAATAAAAAAGGCCGCGCTTGGCGGCCTTCGGATTGGCGGGAATTCAGCGGGTGACCGCCGGGGCGGCGTGCCACCGCTCGATAGTGCGCTGGGCGTACTCGATGGCCGAGCGGGCCGATTCAAGGTCGGCGGCGTAGCGCGCCGGAACCAGCGGCAAGGCACCCTCAAGGCGGGCGATGGCGGCGCCCAACTGCCCCGGGATGTCCTGGCGCTTGAACTCTTCGCGAGTGCCGCCGGTCAGCCAGTTGCGCGTCCAGTTCAGCGAGTCGACCAGGCGGCGGAAGTCGCCGATCTTCAGGCGGGCCGAGGAACTGCCGAACTCGCGATCATTGGCGGCAGCGTAGGGGGCGATATTCAGGGCGGTCAGTACGTTGATCATCGGGAAGGCTCCGGTCTTGGCCTGGGCGGAATTGCCTGGCCGTGCGCCGCATTCTACACGCTTCGCTAATTCGCGCAATAGCTAATTAGCAAACATAGCCGCAGGCGGCGGGAAGCGCGCCGGCTCGGCCAGGCCGACATAGATGGCCAGCACATGCCAGGCCGCCCACGGCATGCCGTCCTCGCCCCCAACCCAGGCGCGGAACTTGCGCGGCGTACTGCCGACCAGCCGCGCGACCTGGGAACCGCTCAACCCCGCCAGCGACGCCAGCGCGCGCACCTCTTCAGCGGTCGGGCGCAAGCCTTCAGGACGCGGCGCCAGGAACAGCCCGGGGCGATCCAGGCCCAGCACCGCCAGGCAGTCGACCGGCTCGCCATCCTCCAGCAACTGCGCGCCCAGGCGCAGGGCCTGGCGGCAGGCTTCGGGCAAATCCTCGGGCGCACCTTCAAGGCGTGACCCGTCACGAACAAAAGAAAACATCGCGGAACCTCCAGGGCAGGCCGCCGGCGTCGACGCCGGCGGCGGGCCGATTAGTCGGTATTGGCCGAAGCCAGGGCGGCAGAATGAGGGCAGACGCGGCGGCCGGCAAACTGCGCGGCGCGCAGGGCGTCGCGGCAGGCGGTCACCT